GGGAATTTTGGGAACCGTTATCTTAAACTCAATTTTTCTTTTAATTCTTTTTCTGTTATTTTTACAGCATCTTTACATTTACAACAATTTTCATGCCATGTAATTTTTCCATCTTTTGGATTAGTATTACTAAATTCTACTATATGAAATCCTCTATAATCAATTCCAAATTCTTTTGAATAATTTTTAAATAAAGGATGTAAAAAATTAATAATAAGGTCTCTATACCAATTACTAATAATACTTCCTCTTGTTTTTTCTTCTAAAAACATTATTCTTTTATTTCTTTTATCATATAAACACCAATCTATATCAGTCACACGAAAACCAGAAGTAAAACTATTTGGTAAATTAGTTCGTATCCATTGTGAAAATTCTAAACTTCTTTTTCCTGTTACTTCTTTTCTTGTCATTTTAATCTTTTTTTAGATGCATTAAAATATTCTTCATCTAATTCTGCACCTATAAATTTTCTATTTGTTTCTTTACATGCCATTGCAGTTGTTCCTGAACCACTAAATGGGTCACAAACTATTTCTCCTTCTTTACTAAATAATTCAACAAATTTCTTGACTGCTGATAGTCCTTGTTGCCAATTATGTCCAGACTTCTCTCTTTTTTCTGATATTACATAATCCTGTATAACTCGTTTAAATTTTGTTTTCTTTTTTTGAAATATAAAAACAGGTTTCCATCGACACATTACATTAACACCATTAACAATTTGTGTCTGTCCTTCATGGTATAGGCAGAATGTCCAAACATAATCTAAATGTTTACATAATCTTTCCAAAACTTCTGGTATATGGAGTTGTCCAGAATAACAAATTAAATATCCATTATCTTTTAATTTTTCTTTTGCAAATTCTCCAAGTTCATCCCAAAGGTGTAAAAATTCTTTTGGATATGGTGGGTCTGTTATAATTGCATCAACTTTGTCTATATCTTTTAAAACTTTCTTAAAATCACCTTGTCTTAAATCAATTGTATCTTTTAATTTTAATTTTGAACCTTCTTTTGCTGCTTGTTTTCTTTGTATTTCTTCTTTCTTTTTTCTTTCTTCTTTTTTAACTTCATTGAGAATTTTAGTAATATTCATATTTATTTGAGTTTTTAGTTCTGGATTTTCATCTATAATTTTTTTATATTTTCTTGCTTTTTGAACCGTAGAAGGACTAATACCAAACACTTTAGCTGTTTTAGTTTCTACATTTTCACCTACATTATAAGGTAATGTAGGTTGCAAATCACTACGAAATCCTCCACCAATTTCATACAGTTTGCTTAATTCAGCAATAAGCATATATTTTGCTTCTATTGATAAGTTTCTTCTTGATATTTGATTTTTTATAATCCATTCTTTAACTTCATTCTCATCTTTTAATTTCTTATAAATTGTCTTAAATTTAATCTTATTTTTATTACAAATCTCAAATCTATTATGCCCGTCAATAATAAAATCATTCCAAAGAATAAGTGCATCCCGACAACCTTCACTTTTGATTGATTCTTCTAAACTTTTAAATTCTTCATTAGTTAGTTTAGGAATTAAATTTTTAAATTCTGGTTTAATTTTCATTTTTTGTTTCTTTTTCTAATTTAATATATAATGAATCAAGTCCTTGTTTTTTCATTTTTTCTTGTGCCATCTTCATAAAAATATCATCAACATGAGTTTTTTCATTTTCAATAATTACACTTATCATATCATTTATATAAAAATGATTTGCAGCTAATATTTTTGGAGGTAATGCTATCATTAAAGAGCCACCTTGACGAACAATTCTTTTATTTTCTAGTTTTACTCTCATTTTATTATAATAAATTTAAAGAATCAGACTTTATAAATCTATTGTTTTATATAAATAATAAATATATAAGATATTCCCTATAGGATTTTCAAAAGAAAATAGAGAGAATATAGGGATATAAAATTTTATAAGATATATTTTATAATAATGTTTATATAGTAGAAAAATGCTTCTATTCCTTATAATTAATGATTATATAGAATCTTAACTTAATTATATAATTTACCTATAAGAGTTTAAATACTATATAATTAATAATTATATATGAAAGTTAAATGTGTCTCGATTAGAGATGAACAAGAGGATTTTATTTTGGGACAGAAGAAGACTTTTAATTTATCAAAATTTGTTCAATCAAAATTGGACGATTATATAAAATTGCTAAAGGAATATAAGGAGTTTAATGAAGAATGAAAAGAAAATTAAATGAAGAAGAAACAAGAATTACTAATAAGAGTTTGGCTAGAATGGATGATGAATTAGGTTATAATAAATATCAGTTTGATATTTGTGAGTTGAAGTTGGCTAGAGGAATCAAGATTGATTATTTAAAACAGATTAGAGATTATTCAAAGTTGAAAAGAGATTTTGCTGATGAAATGAGAATACTTGATGAGAAAATTAATATTTTGAAAGAACAATTAAAGAATGGTGTTGAGATTAAGGAAGATGTACTAGATGAAGATAAAAGTTTAGAAAAGGAGGAAATATAAAATGGCTGAAGATTATACAAATATAAATGCAATTACACCTATGAAAAGATTTAATATTGAGTTGTCAAAAGTAAGGTTAGAATTTGACAGAAGACATGAACCTTTTGATGAACAATGTGCAAGAATTGATTTTGTTGATAGATTACAAGAATTAGAAAAGGAAAGTGAAAGACGACATGGATTTATTAAGGTTGATGAAATTAAGATTGATAATGGTAATTTAAATAAATACGGGGATATTAGTTTATTTGAATTTATTGAAGAACAACCACATTTACAAGATAAGGTTATTGAAGGAACAAGAACTCAAGTTTTGACCGGATATCAGAAGACTTTTAAATGTAAGAGAAGAGGACATGGGATTAGTATTTTTATTCCTATTGCAGATTATAAAAAAGAAACAAAAGTTAAAGATAATTTACCTAAGGAGAAATAAAAATATAAATATAATGTATTTATATAACTATATAAAATGGGTAAAGGTAGACCAGGAGGAAATCCTAATATCTCAAAATATGGATTTGGGACTAGACCAAAGGAAGTTGATGACGAATTTCGTTCTAGAGTAAAAGGTGTAAAGAAAACTTTTAAATGGACAAAAGATAAATGTTCAACTGAGTTAGAAGAAATTCTTGACATATTAAAAAAGATTCTTAGAGAAGATGAAAAGATTGAAGTTGGAAATCCTAAAAAACTCAAACAAGAAACGGTTAGAGATTCAATAACTCTTATGAACAAGATTCTGGATTATATGAAATATTTATATCCACCTGTTCAAGAAAATATTAATGTAAATGTTGATATTACTTCTGATATAATTTTAGAAAGATTAAGACACGCAAAAGAAAATAAAATTATTGAGATAAAGAAAGATGCACAAAAGTGAGTATATTGAATATTTACAATCAGAAGATTGGAAAGAACGAAGAAAGGAAATGATGGAAGAGGCAGATTGGACATGTGAAAATTGTTCAGAGAAGGCAATTCAATTACATCATTTAAATTATAATAATTTAGGCAATGAAATTCTTGGTGATGATGTAATAGCTCTTTGTAAAGAATGTCATGACGAAATTCATGAGAAAGGAGAAAGCGGATATGAAGACTACACAGGTTACTGAAGAAGATTTCTATGACCCAGTCTATTTTCAGATTGCTTATTTAAATCAGACTCCTCATGCTAAACAAATAGAGGTTTTGAGAAGTCCTCAAAAAAATAAAATAATTGTTTGTGGAAGGCGAAGTGGGAAAACGCAGATGATTGCTGGAGAAATTATAAGAGGAGGAACATTAAGAATTTATATGAAACAAAGTGTGGTGGCTCCATCATATAAACAAGTATTAATTATTTTTAATAAAATAATTGAATTAATGAGTAATGCAAAAGTAATTGATGATATTGCTAAAATAATAAGGTCACCTTATCCAAAGATTGTGTTTAAAACTGGAGCGTATGTTGATTTTGGTTCAGCAGATAATCCAGATTCATTAAGAGGAGAAGGTTATGATAGACAATTCAAAGATGAAAGTGCTTTTATTAAAGAAGGTTCAAAGAATGCTATTAAACCTTTAATGTATGATACAGGTGGTCCTATTTGGGAAACAACAACACCTTGGGGTAAAGGCGAAGTCTGGGAATTGTGGGAAAGAGGAATGAAAGGAGATGAAGATTATGGATGCTTTCATTATAATTATAAAGATAATCCTCATTTAAGTTCAGAAGGAGTAAAAGAGATTGAGAAGGATATTAAAGAGTATGGAGAAGACAGTGTCTATGTTCAATGTGAGATTTATGGAAATTTTATTGAGGACAGAGATAGATATTTTAAAATTGCTGAGATTGAGAATTGCATTGAAGAATATAATTTACCTGAAGAACCTCAAAAGTTATGTAATAATTATTTAGGAAATGATATTGCAGGAGAAGGAGAAGATGAGAGTGTGTTTATATCTGGTTCAAAAAGAAATGATAATATCAGAGTTTGTAGTATTAATAGTTTTGATAAGAATTTACCTAGAGAGATTGTTGGAATGAATATGCAACTTTATGAGAAGTATAAGTATGATAAAATGTGTCTTGATAAAACAGGTATTGGAGAAGGTCCTTGTGATTGGGTAAAAGAAGAATTAAAGAAGATTGGTGTTAATGAGGATATTGTAGACCCAATTAGATTTAGTATGCAGATAAAAATGGATATGTTTTCGAATGTGAAGAAACTCATGAATCAAGGAAAGTTGAAGTTTCCTAATCATAGGAAGTTAGTATATCAATTAATGGATTTAAGATATCAATTAAGTTCTTCAGGTGGAATGAAGATTCACCATTCTGAAAATAAGCATGATGATTATCCAGATGCTTTAGCATTGATGTGTTGGGCAGCAAAAGGTGATAGTTATGTGTTAAGTGGTAGAAGGATATATTAGAGTTAGTTAATTATATAATTTAATAATATATATTTAAAAATAAAAAAACATTAGGTTTTATATGAGAAATCCTTTTAAGAGACAAATTCACGAAATAAAAGATATTGCAATAGATTATAAGCCATCTGTCTATACTGATAAAAGTGTTATAAAGAAACTAGATGAACGATTTAAAGGTGAAGTTGAGCAGAAGAAAGTTAAATTTCCAACAGACCTTGGAGAAGAACATCCTTTTGATTTTAAGGTTTTAGAAGAGTTATATAAAAAATTTGGATTCTTTACAGCAGTAGTTGATAAATATATTGATTTTATTGTTGGTCCTGGATTTTATATCAAGTGTGATGATGAGAGAGCAAAAAAGATTATTGATGATTTTATACAGGATGTGAATTTTGATACATTATTGAGAGCATGGGCAAAAGAGGCATTAGTTAAAGGAAATGGATTTTTAGAAATTGGAGAAAGTAAAGAAAAAGGAGTCGAAGGATTGAAAATTCTTAATGCAAATTATATGTATGTTGTTAGAGATGAAAAAGGAAATAAAATTGGTTATAATCAGTATGTAGGTGCATTTAATAAGTTTGATAAGAGAAAAGTAATTCCTTTTAAAGACCCAAATTTTATTGCTCATATTCCATTTAATTTAATAGGCGATTGTGCTTATGGATTAGGAATTGGATATACTGCGATGAAGTTAATTGATGATTGGTTAAGTCAGCAAAAGAGTTTACATCAATTAATGGATAGAAAAGCAAATTCTCCATTACACGCTCAATTTGGTTACATAAATGGTGATACTAAAATTATTCCAAAACCAGAAGATGTTCAGGCATTAGGCAAAGATATTGAGATGATGTCTAATAAAACAAATTGGGTTACTGACCCATTGGTTAATTTTAAAGTAGTTGATTTTGGAAATTTTGGTGATAAATTCGCAACAATATTAGAAAATGATTTAGAAATGCTTATTTATGCATTTCAGATACCTGCTGTATTATTAGGTAAAGCGAATGTGGCAGAAGGGTTAGCTAAGGTACAAATGGAAGCGTTTCAAAGAAGAATTCAATCTATACAGGCAGAATTAGAAAAGATTATTGAACAGCAAATATTTAAGAAAGTATTGATTGCTAATGGATTAGAAGTTCATGTTGAATTTGAATGGGGCACTCCAAGTGTTATGGAAACAGAAGGAAGAATTTCTATTATTTCTAGTTTATTACAATCAATGAATGTATCTAAATCAATGAAAGAAATATTAGAAAACGAAATGGTTAATTTACTTAAATTAGATAAAGATAAATGGGAAGAATTAAAATTGGCACAACAAGGTAAAGAAGACGAAGAAATAAAGAGATTACAAGCAGAACCTCAACCTAGAGTTCCTGGACAGAATGATAAATTTCCTCAACCTGTTCAACCAAAGAAAGACCAACCAAAACAACCTAAACCTGAAGAAAAAGTAAAAGTGCCAGAAATAAAAGAAATAGATAAAGTTGAATCTGTTAAAATAAAACAACCCTTAAAAATTAAAAGAACAAAAGAACAGAAAAATTATGAAGG